ACTAGTATTAATATGGTGTATAGTAGTTTTTTCATTTGCTGGAATATTAGACAGTGTTGAAACTATACCATTCACAATACATGATAATTGGAATTCAACATTTGAGAATGTGATGATGGCGGTCGTCTTAGCCTATTTCGGAGGAAGGTCGAGCGAAAAGGCAATGAATATATTTAAAAAATAATGGCAAGAAAAATAATAAATCCAATTGAGTATAAGAAAGCTAGAAAAAAAAGACCTGGCATACACGCTAAGACTAAAACTAGTAAATTAAAAAGTAGTAAATTGTATAAGAAATTATATACAGGACAAGGATAATGGCAAAAAAAGGAAGAACAAAAGGAAACAAAATATGTCCAGCTGGAATTGCCTGGGCAAAAAGAACATTCGATAGATACCCTTCAGCATACGCAAACATGGCTGCAAGTAAATATTGTAAAGATCCTAATTATGCTAAGAAAACAAAAAGAAAATAAATAAACAACAACAGTGAAATTATGAAAAAATTAAAATTAAGCGCTATAGAAAAACCTAAACTATTTTACAAAAAACCTAAAGATGTAAAAGAATATTTAGCGGCAATGAAAAAACAAAACGATAGTCTGAGGAGTTTACCCGTAAATGATCCATATCATTTACCAACTTTTGAAGATTCGCCAGAGGGTAGAAAAAAAAGAGATAAATTTTATACCCCTTCACCAGATAATAAAAAGCTTAAAAATATTCAGCAGCTAGGAAAAAAATTAAGAAAAAAATATTTATAACAATTAAAAATTAGAAATCATGATGAGACCACCGATGCTTAATGCAATCCAAAAAGTAAAACTGGCAATGGGTAAAAAATTGCCTAAATTGTCTATGGAATATCCTAAATTAAATAAAGGGTTTGAGGCTTTGCCTGTAAAAGCTCAAGAAAACATAATGAAAAATAAACAACCTAAATTGGGTGGTAGAAGAAAGAGGTAATGGGTTTTAGCTTAAAAAACATTTATGAAGTTTTCGGACACAATAAAGAGTTCTCCAATGGGGATAGAATTGTTGTGGAAAAAAAAATGTCTAAAAATGTTTTAGGACAAATAAATCCTAACGGCGTTATTGAAATTAACAAAGATGCAACGCCAGCAAATAAACGTAGAGCTGTAAAGCACGAGCAAGTACACCTTGACCAAATTAGATTGGGGTTGCTTCATTTCGATCATAATAATTATTATTATAGAGAAAGCATCACGTCTCCAATACAGCGTATACCAAGTAGTAAAATTAATACCTATGACAGAACTCTGCCATGGGAAATACAAGCGCATAATGGGGGAATTAAAAAAATGGGTTAAACAAAAATGGGTTCGTATTGGCACTGATGGTAAAATCAAGGGGCCTTGCGGTACGTCTAAAAATAAAAAGAACCCGGATAGATGTTTGCCATTAGCGAAAGCAAGAAGATTAAGTAAAAAACAATTAGCAGCAACAGCTAAGAAAAAAAAGAGACAAGGCAAAAAACGTCAGTTTGTTTCTAATACTAGAGCTGCAAGAGTAAGAAACGCATAATATGGCTAGTAAAAAAAACATGCCCTGCAATAAAGTAAGGCCGTCGACAAGACCAGGTAAAAAGAAAATGGTAAAAGCGTGTGAGGGTGGTAGAGAAAAACTAATTCACTTTGGAGCCAAAGGTTATGGACATAACTATTCTGCAGCAGCAAGAAAAAGCTTCAGGGCTAGACATAAATGCGGAACAGCAAAGTCAAAACTAACAGCTAGATACTGGGCGTGTAAAAAATTATGGGCCGGAAAAGGCGGTAGCACCAAGTCAAGCCCTAAAAGCAGACAAGGAAAATATTAGTATATTTGTAAAATATTTAATAACATTTTAAAAAATAAATTATGGCGATTATACCTAACTCACAAAAATTACATACAGTATCATCTACCGTGGATACGACTGATAGGGGATCAGCAGAATTTCAATCTCAAAGAGAAGTCTATACAATGCAAGACGTTATTGATACTGTTTCTGCAGGCAGCAGTTCAACAGATTTAAAAAATTTGACAGTGACACTCTCAGCGGCTCAACTGCTCAGCTTAAATGGAGGTGCAGAAATTCAGCTTATTCCGGCACCAGGTGCAAATAAAGTAATAGTAGTGGAAAATGTTGTTCGGTTTTTAGATTTTAATTCAGTAGCATATAATTTTGCAGGAGCTTTAGGTCAAATTGTTCGATTAAAACAAGGCGCTAATACGGGAACTAATTTACCTAACAATTATTTAAATGCAGCAGCGGATAATTTGGCATCAGGTAGCGGTGGGTTAAACCCTTCAGTTAATACAAGTGTTAGTATAGAATCAACTTCTGGAATAACAGTATCGCAAGGAGATTCTCCTCTAAAGTTTTTCTTTTTGTACAGAGAGGTAAGTTTAACGTAATATAAAAATAAATAAATCATGGCAGTAATACCAAACGGACAGAAATTTCATACAGTATCATCTACTGTAGACACAACTGACAGAGGATCTTCAGAGCTTCAATCTCAAAGAGAAGTCTATACAATGCAAGACGTTATTGATACAGTTGGTGGAACAGACTTAAAACAGACAACAGTAACATTATCAGCTGCTCAGATGCTTACTTTTAATGGAGGTGGAGAAGTTGAGATTCTTCCGGCACCAGGTGCCAATAAAATGTATGCTAGTGTTGAAGCTATGATGTTTGTAGATTTCAATTCGGTAGTATATGATTTTGCAGGAGCTTTAGGTCAAGTTGTTCAATGGAAACAAGGGGCTTCTACAGGTTTTAGTTTAAACTTCGGAGTTTTAAATAGTGGAGCAGATGCTTTGCAAGATTTTAAATCAATAAATACAACAGCTTCATTTAATTCAAGTATTAGTATACAATCAACTGCTGGAGTTACAGTAACGCAAGGAGATTCTCCTGTAAAGTTTTCAATTATTTATAGAGAAATAACATTTTAAAAAATAAATTATGGCTATTATTCCAGTTGGACAAAAATTTCATACATTAACTTCATCAACAGTTACTTCAGATTTAGGATCTGCAAGAGCAAATAGCGGTAGAGAAATCTACACTATGCAGGACATTATTAATACCGTATCTGCAACCGGCGGATCAATTGATGGTTCAGGTGTACAATATGCACTACCGGTGTTTACAGATACTAACACTATAACTAACCTACCACTTGGTACAGCTGGGCAATTTCTACAATCCCAAGGGAGCGGAGCAAATCCTACTTGGGCAGCCGTAGATTTAGCTTCTGTTGGAATAAAAACAGGTACTGCAAACACAGGTATTGGTTCAAGTGCAATGTCAGTAATTGAAGCAGGTGCAGAGCAAAACACCGCATTTGGATTTGAAGCTTTAAAATTAATTACCACTGGAGATCGAAACGTAGCGATAGGGGCGAATGCAGGAGCAGCTATTACCACCAGCTTTAACAATATTTTAATAGGAAAAAACGCTGGGACGGCTTTTACTTCTAGTAACCTTACGGCTATAGGAACTGATGCGGCTAAAGCCCTTACCACATCTAGTCCTAACACTGCTTTAGGGTATTTTTCCATGGGCAACTCTACAAGCGGTTCTAATAACACTTGCCTAGGACATCAAACAGGGGTAAACTTATCGGGAGATCATAATATATTTATAGGCACTAGTTCAGGATATGACACCACGGGGAGTCAAAATGTTTATGTAGGTAGTTTTACTTTTGACGCTAGTAGTGGAAGTAATAATATAGTTATCGGTTATGATGCACAGCCATCAAGTGCAACCGTTTCTAATGAAATAACTTTAGGAGATGCTAATATTACAACGCTGAGATGTGCTGTTAACACTATTACGTTAATATCCGACGAAAGAGATAAAACAGATGTTGTTGATATTTCTTATGGTTTAGAGTATGTAACGTCGTTAAAACCAAGACAATGGACATGGAGCCAAAGACCTAGAACACGTGTAGTAGATCCAGTAACTAAAGAAACTGAAGTAGTAACTAGTGCTAAAAATGGAAGTAAAGACGTGGGATTTGTGGCGCAAGAATTACAGAGTGTAGATAACGAATTTTTAAGATTAGTTAACGATTCTAATCCAGAACATTTACAGGCCTCATGGGTACAATTAATTCCAGTGTTAGTAAAAGCTATTCAAGAATTAAAAGAACAACTAGACAATAAACAAGATAAATAATAATTAAATACAATCAAAATGAGTGAACAAGTAAAAAAAGTAAGCGAAGAACATTTAAGTAAACTTCAAGAATTAAACCAAAATTTTGCCAATCTTCACAAGCAAGTAGGAGATTTAGAGGTAAGAAAACATCAAGTGCTAGTCGCTATAGATGGTCTTAGATCTGAATTCAAGTCTTTTGAAGCTGAGTTAATTAAAGAATACGGTGACAACGTAGTTATTAATTTGGAGAGCGGCGAAATAAAAGACAAACCAGAAGATGGCGAAGATAAGTAATTTAATAGCCTACCCTACAGTTGCGGCGCAACTAGGAGATTATGTAATAGGCACAGATACATCCAACAGCAACGAGACTGTAAACTTTACGTTGCAGTCTATTGCTGACATAATTCCAGCAGACACTCTTGCAGAGGTTTTGGCTGCAGGAAACACTGCTACTAACAACATAAATTTAACAGGCAACATTACTTTAACAGGAAATCTTTCCACATCGGGCACAATAGCTGATAGCAGTGGTGACGTAGGTGTGGCGGGACAGGTTTTATCTTCAACAGGAACAGGAACAAATTGGGTTAACAATGTTGACGGTGCGGGTACTTTAAACACTTTAGCTAAATGGACTCCTGACGGAAACACGCTTGGCGATAGTTCTATAACTGATGATGGCACAAGTGTTATTGTAGCCAACGACATATATTTACAAGGAAGCACGATTCATATTGGTAATGCAGTAACAGATTCGGCTATTGTAAACGGGACAATGACTTTTTTACAAAATGCTAGAATTAACTCTACATTACAAGATGGAGGTGGAAACGCTGGTGGAAACGGCCAAGTGTTATCTTCTACAGTAACCGGAGTTACCTGGATAGATCAATTACCATCCGGATTAAATTTTCAAGGATCATGGGATGCAAATGCAAATAGTCCAGCTTTAGCATCAGGAGTAGGGGTTCAAGGGTATTATTACATTGTAGGAACTCCAGGAACCACAAACTTAGATGGAAATAACAGTTGGCAAACAGGCGACTGGGCTATATTCAATGGTACAGCTTGGCAAGAAATAGATAATCAAAATATATTTTCTGGTTCAGGTACCGCAAACACTGTGACTAAATGGACTGGTGCTCAATCATTAGGAAATAGCTCCATTACAGATGACGGTACAAGTGTTGTTGTTGCTAATGATACGTATCTACAAGGAAGCACAATTCATATAGGAAACGCTCCAACTGACTCAGCTGTTGTAAACGGGACAATGACTTTTCAACAAAACGCCAGATTTAATTCTACAATGCAAGATGTTGGTGGACAACCTGGAACCTCTGGTCAAGTATTATCTAGCACAGGAACTTCAGTTTTATGGAAAAGTGTAGTAGATGGTAGCGGAACAACACATAAAATTCCTAAGTGGGCAGATTCTGATACATTAACTGATAGCGCTTTATCTGATAATGCGGGAGCAGTTGCTCTTTCAGGAACAAGTTTTACCTCCACTACTAGTGCGAATCAAACATTAACTTCTAATACGGGGGCAATAACTCTTTCTTCTTCTTCTGATTTGAGTATTGATAGCGCAACAGTATTGCATTTAAATCAATCAAACCCAACTATTTCAATAAAAAACTGGGGGCCGGCAGTATTTGAAGAAAGTGCTTACTTCAAAAAAACAATATTAGACTCAACTGCAGCAGCGGGTACAGCAGGACAAATACTATCTTCTACTGGAACCGCTACTCAATGGATTAACAATTCATCGGCTTTACCGCTAGCAGATGGAACCAGAGTAGTTCAAGGCACTGTCACGTCAGCACAAATATTAAATATGTTTACTTCTCCAGTGGTTTTAATTTCTGATCCTGGAGGGAGTAAAATAATTGTAGTAGATTCGGTAGTAGTAAAATATAATTTTGTAACCTCTGATTATTCAAATATAGGATTTCCTAGTATTAAATACCGTGTAGTATCTAGCGGGCTTTTAGGAAACGGTGTAACAGGTACACTGCCAATGTCAGGATCTCAAGATAATTGGAAAATATTTACTGACACTAATACATCAACAGTTCCAGGTTCAGAAATAGTTGTTAGTACCGCACCACAAAACCCAACAGGAGGAGACAGTACATTGTTTTATAATATTAAATACAGAATTTTAAATTCTTCTGATTTAACAATAGACTTAACCTAGGGATAGTTAAATAAAATTTAATTTATTATGGATATTAGAAAAATCTCCATAGGCGCTGACTATAAGTCAAGCTCTATGCATTACTTAGTAGGTCAGTCTATATTAAACGGAAGCTACACAATACATTTAATTCAACAAGACTTATCGAATAATTCAATAAAAATTTGGATTGAAAAAAATAATGAGGTATTATTATGGAAGGAATTTAATTCCAATATGCCAATGGCTATTGAATATAATATAAACTTTTAATGAAGTCTCCACACTATTTTATTGTAAAACCTGTTAAGGGTAGAAGATATGATAATATAAAAAACATAGGAGGAATTGATTTTTACACAAGTGTTTCTCAAGAAGATCATACCGCATCCAATAGATTTGCAGAGGTTGTCAGTTGTCCTCTAAATTACATTGGTGAAATACAAGCCGGAGACATATTGCTAGTACACCATAATGTATTTAAAATATATTATGACATGAAAGGTCGAGAAAAAAGCGGTAGAAGTTTTTTTAAAGATGACTTATTCTTTATTGATTACGATCAATTTTACATGTACTATCATAAGGGTAAATGGCAAACACACTCTAAGTATTGCTTTATAAAACCGGTTCCAGTAAGAAAATCAATTATTATGAAACCTGTTGAGGAAGAGCCCCTTGTTGGTATAGTAAAATACACCAATCCAAAACTAACCGAACTAGGTGTAAAAGAAAATGACGAGGTGGTTTTTGAGCCTGAATGTGAATATCCATTTTATATAAATGGAGAAAAGCTTTACAGAATGTTTTGGAATAACATAACAATGGTATTATGAAATCTTCAAAAGATTTAAAGATAGAAATAATTAGCGCAGGTAGAGAAGCTGTAGCGCAACTAATAAAAGTTGCAAAGGAAGATATTATCAAGTATGACAAAGATGATGAGTTGGCGGCAGACAGATTAAAAAATGCAGCGGCTACAAAAAAGCTAGCTATATTTGATGCGTTTGAAATACTGACAAGAATAGAATTAGAAAAAGATTTGTTAAACGGAGTTGAAAAAGTAGAAGAAAAATCAAGACAAGGATTTGCAGAAAGACGATCAAAATAAATTATATAGTGTTGTAAAAAACCATGTGTCAAAACAATCTATGCTGAAAATGAATCAGCATAAGTCTTGGCAATATGGCTATAACCCCAACCATGATTTAGTGGTGATAAGTAAAGACGGAACAGTAGGAGAAATATATAATATCAATGGCTTACTCATAGGCTTGCCTAAAGCTCCTAAAACAATACACAAAAATTCTAAAAAAACAACAGATCAATATTGGGTGGCTTCGGAATATCCCAAAGCTTTGTCAAGAATTAGTTCGATATTTCAATGGCATGAAATGACTACAGAGTTTAAAAATGAATGGGTTGATTACATTGAAACAGAATTTGATAGAAGAGAGGAAGGCTATTGGTTTTATAATAACGGAACACCTATTTATATAACCGGGACTCATTACATGTATTTGCAGTGGACTAAAATAGATGTGGGTAAACCCGAGTTTAGAGAAGCCAATAGGATATTTTATATTTTTTGGGAAGCATGCAAAGCTGATAAAAGAAGTTTTGGTATGTGTTATTTAAAGATTAGACGTTCAGGTTTTTCGTTTATGGGTTCTTGCGAAGCCGTTAACACTGCTACAATTAGCAAGGATGCAAGAATAGGTATACTTTCTAAAACTGGATCCGATGCTAAAAAAATGTTTACTGATAAAGTTGTGCCAATATCAAACAACTATCCTTTCTTTTTTAAACCCATACAAGACGGTATGGATAGACCAAAAACAGAGTTAGCCTATAGGGTGCCAGCTTCCAAGATTACAAAAAAAAACATGTTTGAAACTGAAGAAGAAGAGCTAGAAGGATTAGATACAACTATAGATTGGAAGAACACCGCTGACAATAGCTATGATGGTGAAAAATTAAAATTATTAATACATGACGAATCTGGTAAATGGTTGAAGCCTGACAACATTATCAACAACTGGAATGTAACGAAAACATGTTTGAGGTTAGGTAGTAAGATTATTGGAAAATGTATGATGGGTTCTACGTCAAATGCTTTAGATAAGGGTGGTGAAAATTTTAAAAAATTATTTTATGATTCTGATGTAAAAAATAGAAATCAAAACGGTCAAACAAAAAGCGGATTGTACAATCTGTTTATTCCTATGGAGTGGAATTTTGAGGGGTACATAGACAAGTATGGAATGCCTGTTTTTAAAACACCAACCAAAGCAGTGGAAGGATCTGATGGTGAGTTTATATATCAGGGAGCTATTAATTACTGGGAAAACGAAGTAGATTCGTTAAAGAAAGACGCAGATGTTTTAAATGAATTTTACAGACAATTTCCTAGAACTGACTCGCATGCATTTAGAGATGAAAGTAAGCAATCGTTATTTAACTTAACTAAAATTTATCAGCAAATAGACTATAATGATTCTTTAATTAAAGAACATTATTTAACTAAAGGTAGGTTTAGTTGGAAAGACGGCATTAAGGATTCAAAAGTAATATGGTCACCTGACACAAGAGGTAGATTTTTAGTTTCCTGGATACCAGAAAAAAACTTACAAAATTGTAGGTTAAATCAAAATGGAAAGTATGCGCCGGGTAATGAGCATTTAGGTAGTTTTGGTTGTGACTCATATGACATATCTGGAACAGTAGGGGGTGGGGGATCAAATGGTGCATTACACGGATTAACTAAATTTAATATGGACAACGCGCCTAGTAATGAATTCTTTTTGGAATATGTGGCAAGACCGCAGACTGCAGAATTATTTTTTGAAGATGTATTAATGGCCTGTGTTTTCTATGGAATGCCTATATTAGTAGAAAACAATAAACCTAGATTATTGTATCATTTTAAAAATAGAGGATACAGAAAGTATTGCATGAATCGACCAGACAAAGTGTACAATAAACTTTCTAAATCTGAAAGAGAAATAGGAGGTATACCTAATTCTTCAGAAGAAGTAAAACAAGCGCATGCAAGTGCTATTGAAAGTTATATTGAAAAATATGTAGGCATGGATATGGATGGGACATTTAGAGATAAATTAGACATGGGCACTATGTATTTTAACAGGACATTAGAGGACTGGGCTCGATTTAATATTAACAATAGAACTAAGTTTGATGCAACTATAAGCTCTGGTTTAGCTATTATGGCTAATCAAAAGCACTTATATACACCGCAAAAAAAAGAGTCAAAAATAAAGATTAACTTTGCAAGATATAATAATAAGGGATTATATAGCGAAATACGTACTTAATGGTAGATGTAAAAATTGATATAAACCCAGTGGGGTTTCCGGATTTATTTGTTTCTGATAGTGAAAAAGATACGGTAGAGTACGGACTACAAATCGGACAAGCAATTCAATACGAGTGGTTTCGTAAAGACAGTAGTACGTGTAGGTTTTATTCTCAGTGGAGAGATTATCACCGATTAAGACTGTATGCCAGAGGTGAACAATCAGTTCAAAAATATAAAAATGAATTAGCAATAGACGGTGATTTAAGTTATTTAAACTTAGATTGGACGCCTGTTCCTATAATTCCAAAGTTTGTAGACATAGTGGTTAATGGTATGTCTGATAGATTATTTAAGGTTCAGGCATATGCACAAGACGCTTTGTCTGCAGAAAATAGATCTTCATTTCAGGACATGATAGAGGCAGACATGGTTGCTAAACCAATTCTTACTCAAATACAAAAAGGCTTTGGTGTAAATCCTTTTGCCACAGATCCAGATGAGCTCCCTAACAATGATGAAGAGCTTGCTCTTTACATGCAGTTAAATTACAAACCCGGCATTGAGATAGCGGAAGAAGAAGCTATTAATACTTTGTTTGAAGAAAATCATTATTCTCATATTAGAAAAAGAGTAGACTACGATATTACTGTATTAGGTGTTGGTATTACCAAACAATATTTTTTACCAGGTGAGGGTGTTAAAATAGATTATGTTGATCCTGCAAACGTGGTATATAGCTACACAGAGGATCCGTATTTTAAAGATTGTTTTTATTGGGGTGAAATAAAAACTGTTCCAATGACAGAATTGCCTAAAATAGATCCAACCCTAACAAATGAAGATTTAGAAGAAATATCAAAGTATAGTCAGGCGTGGTACGATTATTATAATGTAGCGCAGTTTTATGAAAACAGTATTTTTTACAGAGACACTGCTACGCTGTTGTACTTTAATTATAAAACCACAAACTCAATTGTATATAAGAAAAAGAAATTAGATGGCGGTGGCGCTAGAGTAATTGAAAAAGACGATCAGTTTAATCCACCGGAAGAAATGATGGAGGAAGGAAACTTTGAAAAGGTTGAAAAGAAAATAGATGTATGGTATGAAGGTGTTATGGTGATGGGTACAAATATAATGCTTCAGTGGAAGAAAATGGAAAATATGGTTAGACCTCAGTCTGCTTCTCAGCATGCGATGCCTAACTATATTGCCTGTGCCCCTAGAATGTATAAAGGTGTAATTGAATCATTAGTAAGAAGAATGATTACGTTTGCAGACTTGATACAAATGACACACTTAAAACTACAACAAGTTATTGCAAGGACAGTGCCTGACGGTGTGTTTATAGATGCCGATGGATTAAATGAAGTTGATTTAGGAACTGGAAACGCATACAACCCTGAAGACGCTTTGAGATTATATTTTCAAACCGGTAGTGTGGTAGGTAGAAGTTACACTCAAGATGGAGAGTTTAACAACGCAAGAGTACCTATCCAGCAACTTACTTCAAGCAGTGGACAGGGTAAAATTAATAGTTTAGTGGGCACTTATAATCATTACATGGATATGCTTAGAAGTGTAACAGGATTAAATGAAGCCAGAGATGGAACCAAACCAGATCCATATGCACTAGTAGGTGTTCAAAAGCTCGCAGCTTTAAACTCAAACACTGCTACACGCCACATCTTACAAGGAAGTCTTTATATTACACAAACACTAGCAGAAGCTTTATCTATTAGAATTGCTGATATATTAGAGTATGCTGATTTCAAAGAAGAATTTAAAATGCAAATTGGCAAATACAACGTAGGCATACTTGAGGAAATAAAAGACTTATATATGTATGACTTTGGGATTTTTATAGAGGTCGCTCCAGATGAAGAGGAAAAAGCTCAGCTTGAACAAAACATACAAATGGCTTTATCTAAAAATGATATTAACCTAGAGGATGCAATTGATATTAGAGAGTTAAAAAATATTAAGCTAGCTAATCAGTTATTAAAAGTAAAAAGACAAAAGAAACAAGAAAAAGATCAACAGTTTGCAATGACGCAAAAACAAATGGACGCTCAAACAAAAATGCAAGTACAGCAAATGCAATCTGAACAAGAGATGAGAAAAATTCAAATGGAGGCTCAAGTTCAAATGCAAGCCAAACAAGCGGAAGTGGCTTTCGATATTGAGAGATTGAAAAACGAAGCCATGTTAAAACGTGAGTTAATGCAAGTAGAGTTTGATTTTAATATGCAGCTTAAAGGAAGAGAGGAACAAGCTATTAATAAAAGAGAAAAAGAAAGAGAAAAAGCTAAAAACAAACGCATTAGTCAGGCAAACACTGAGCAATCTCAGCTCATACAACAACGAAAAAACAACCTACCTCCGATTAGCTTTGAATCCAACGAGGACACACTAGATGGTTTTGATTTAGCGGAATTTGAGCCAAGATAATGTTTGAAGATTTTAATATTGAAAAATACAAGCAAATTTCTTTTCCTAAAGATAATTCTTTGAGAACATTGGGTGAAATAAAAAAATTAAAATTAATGCCATTAAACAAAATTTTGCCATTTAAATATGATGATATAACAAATGTTTTTCAAAATATTTTTTCATATAGAGTAGAATCTTTTCCTTACAAGGTGGTAGAAAAATTAATAAATGAATCCGAGCCTGTAATCAAAAAAATTAAAAATTATCACAATAGGCCAAGGCCTAATGTAAATGCAAAAAAATTTAAAATAGATTTGGATTACTTGAAAATGAAAAGCGCTCAAACTCCAGCTTTTCCATCCGGACACTCGGCGCAATCAAAATTAGTGGCGTTAGCATTAACAGACATGTATCCTCATTTAAAAAAACATTTTGATAAAGCCGCTGAAAATATATCTAATAGCAGGATAGTTGCAAGAGTGCATTATGAATCAGATAAAATAGCTGGAGAAAAACTAGGACAAGATCTTTATAACCATATAAAGCATCTTAAATATATTTAGAATAATTGTTTAACTTTGTAAAAAATTAAATCAAATGGAAATTAAAGTAAGAGATTTAGGTGAATTAGAATCTAAGTCAACCCAAGAAATTGAAAAAGAACTGCTTGAGAAACACGAAGCCCAACAAGAAGCCGTGGATAATCCAGAGCCAAAAGATGAGGTGGAGCGTGTAAATCTTCAAGAAGCTCCGGCAGAAGAAGAAAAAGTAGTAGAAGAAAAAATAGTAGAAGAACCTGTTGTAGAAACCCCAGAGGCTACTACTCCAGAAATGTCAGAAAATGACGTTCTTTCTTATATTGAAAAAAAATATGGTGAAGAAGTATCTTCACTAGATGATTTCATTGATAAGCGAAACACAGCGGATGAACTTCCGGAAGATGTAAAAGCTTACTTTGAATACAAAAAAGAAACAGGGAGAAGTATAAATGATTTTGCAAAATTACAGCAAGATTATGATTCTATGAACCCTGATTCTTTAATTGCTAGTTATTATTCTGCAACCGAAGAAGGTTTAGATTCAGAAGATATTCAATATTTGATGGATGATAAATTTGGTTTTGATGAAGATTTGGATGATGAAAAAGAAAAAAAGAAAAAACAATTAGCAAAAAAAAGAGAACTATCTAAGGCTAAGAAATACTTTAAGGAGCAGAAAGAAAAATACAAGCTACCTCTTGAGTCAAGAGAAGCTGTTTCTGAAAGCGATAAAAAGGAAATCGAAGCATATAGAAAGTACATAGAGGACAATGCTGCATATGAAAAAGATGCGGCAATTAAGCTACAGTGGTTTAAAAAAGAAACTAATAAAGTCTTTAATAAAGATTTCAAAGGTTTTGAGTTTGTTATTAACGATAAGAAAATTTCTTATTTACCTGGATCTGTAGAGGATGTTAAATTAAGTCAGGCATCTATTGACAACTTTATCCAAAGATATGTTGACGATAAAGGAATGGCCAAAAACATCCCTCAGTATCATAGGGCTTTATCTATGGCAATGAATCCTGATAAGTATGCCAAGTTTTTTTATGAGCAAGGCAAGGCTGATGCAGTAGAAAATATATCCAAAAAAACTAAAAATATAAATATGGATGTAAGGTCTACGCCTCAAGTCACAACAAAATCTGGATTTAAAGTAAGGTCTTTGAATCAAGACTCAGGTCGAGGTTTAAAGATTAGAAGTATAAAAAAGAGTAATTAATAACAATTAAAAATTTAAAATTATGCCAGGTTCAGTTCAGGCCGCTCCTACATTTGCTTTACAGCCAAGTGCAGAAAGAGTAGCCGTTCAGTCAAACTACATAACTAACTTTAACTTCTTAAATCAGTATCTACCTGATACTTATGAAAAGGAGTTTGAGAGATACGGGAACAGAACAGTAGCATCATTCTTAAGAATGGTAGGCGCTGAAATGCCTTCTAACTCTGACCTTATTAAATGGGCGGAGCAAGGAAGATTACACACTAAATACACTAACGTAACTTCAGGTGCAGCAGCAGCTCAAGATACAGCTACATTAACTATCAATGACGTACTTGTACCAGGTACAGGCGGCATTGCTATTAGAGTAGGTCAAACATTCATGTTATCTGACAGCTCTATTGGTTCTACTAACAGTAACAAAGGTATCGTTACTGATGTAAACTATGCAGCTGGTACTATTGACGTTGCATATTACGAAGCTGGTGGTCAGACAATGGCTGCGGGTGTACAGTGTTCATTATTTATTTATGGTTCTGAATTCCAAAAAGGTTCAGTTGCTATGGCAAATTCATTAGAAGCTGACGACGTTATCTTCCAGAATAGCCCAATCATTATCAAAGATCTTTACGAAGTATCTGGTTCTGATATGGCTCAGATTGGATGGATCGAAGTTACTACTGAAAACGGAGCAACAGGATACTTATGGTATTTAAAATCAGAGCATGAAACAAGATTAAGATTCGAGGATTACCTAGAAACAGCTATGGTGGAAGCAGTTCCAGCAGAAGCAGGTTCTGGTGTGGCAGCTATCGCAGCTGGTGTAGCATCAGGTACAGGTAACAAAGGATCTGAAGGATTGTTCTATGTATTAGGTCAAAGAGGAAATGTTTGGGGCGGTGGAATTCCAGCGGCTTTAGCAGACTTTGACGCTATCATTCAAAGATTAGATAAGCAAGGTGCTATCGAGGAAAATGTATTATTCTTAAACAGAGAATTTTCTTTTGACGTTGATGACATGTTAGCTGCACAAAATTCATATGGTGCAGGTGGTAGCTCTTACGGATTATTTGATAATGACGAAGAGATGGCATTAAATTTAGGATTCTCTGGATTCAGAAGAGGTTATGATTTCTACAAAACAGATTGGAAATACCTTAACGATCCTACTATGAGAGGTGATATTGTTGGAGGAAAAATCAATGGTGTACTTGTACCTGCTGGTTCTACCTCAGTATACGATCAAATCTTAGGTAAGAACGCTAAGAGACCATTCTTACACGTAAGATATAGAGCCTCTGAAACTGAAGATAGAAGATACAAAACATGGATTACTGGTTCTGCTGGTGGCGCTGCTACTTCAGGTACTGACGTAATGCAAGTTAACTTCTTATCAGAAAGAGCGCTTTGTACTTTAGGTGCAAACAACTTCTTCTTATTCCAAGATGCATAATAAGTAGTTTTATAATATCAAGGGGGTGCAAGTCACCCCTAAGATATTTTTTATAAATTTTAAATTAAATCAAATGAAAAAAAATAAAAAAGTATACGAGGATAAAGTATACAGACTTACCAGAGATGCAGCACCTCTTTCATATATGCTGTCATCAAAACACACAAAAAGAAAAGCCTTACTATATTTCGATGAAGACACAGGAATCAATAGAGCTTTACGGTATGCTAGAAATCAAAAATCAATCTTTGAAGATGAGCAGGATGGTAACGCAATATTAGAACCTATTATATTTGAAGAAGGAATGTTGAGAGTTCCAAGGCAAAATCAAATTTTACAAGAATTTTTAAAACTTCACCCAGGCAACGGTAATGTTTTTTATGAGGTAAACAATGAAAAAGATGCTTCAAAAGACATGGAAGTCATGAACTTTGAATTAGAGGCGCAGATAGCTGCACGCGATTTAAGCCTCTCTAAGCTCGAAAGTATTTCCAGGGTAGTGTTAGGTGTGCGCGCAGATAAAATGACCACAGCAGAGCTTAAAAGAGATATAATGGTATTTGCCAGAAGAGATCCTCAAGAGTTTTTGGATTTAATCAATGATCCTATGGTTGAATTACAGGATGAGGTGGTTAAAATGTTTAGCGCTACTTTGCTTCAAATGAGAAACAAAAATAGAGATGTGTATTTTAATTTGAAGAAAAACAGAACTAAAATGCTTACAGTCCCTCATGGTGAAGAGCCATCTTACATTGTGGCTTCTTATTTTCAAACAGACGAAGGTGTTGAGTCTTACAAGCTGTTAAAGAAAATGCTAGATAAATAAAGGGCTATAACCTCGAATAAATCAAAAGGTATTTTTTTTATGTATCTTTGTATAAACACAAGATACGATGATAAACGAAGTACGAAATGCGGTAATGGCTGTAATAAATAAAAACAACTATGGGTATATTTCCCCTAGTGATTTTAATTTATTTGCAGAGCAAGCGCAACTTGATATATTCGAGGATTATTTTTATTTATATAATAATCAGCTAAATGCTGAAGTTGTTCGTAAATCTGGAACCGGCTATGCTAATATTACAAAAGGTATTGTCGAGGTAATTGATAGTTTTTCAGTAAATACTTTTTTAACTCAAGTAAATGCTAACACATATAGATTGCCTTCGGATTATTATTTAGTAGATAAAATATTTTACTACTCAAACTTATTAGACTCCGGAACAGCTACAGCTACTAGTGGTTCTTTATTGATTGAAGCAGGGCAAAATTTTTTAACTACCGTCACCCCTGGAAGTTTAGTAGTCAATACTACTATTTCACTACAAGCATTTGTGGTGTCTGTAGATAGTGATACTCAGTTAACTTTAAGTCAGCCTCTAATTGCAGCTGGACAAAACTATTCTATATATTCTAATACACATATTAGAGAGGTGGAAAGAGTAACACAAAACAAAATATTTTACCTAACCAACTCTAACATTGCTGCTCCCAATACTATGTTCCCAGCATATGTATTAGATAGCGCGACTGGAACGGCATTAGGGAATACAGTTACCGTTTACCCTACGACTATCACTGGAGCAGCCGATATACACGCCCAATATGTAAGGTATCCATTAACTCCAAAATGGACATTCAATACATTGGCGGGAGGAGAGCCTGTATTTAATGCGTCAGCAGCCGATTATCAAGATTTTGAATTACCCGTTTCAGACATGAATGGGCTAGTAAATAAAATATTACAGTACGCTGGCGTATCAGTAAGAGAAAATGATGTGGCTAAATTTGGACAATCCTTAGAAGCAGAAGATAGATTAACAGAAACTACAAGATAAGATTATGGCATACTTAACAGGTTATCAATATTACGAAAATTCAGGAAATATTCCGGAAGATGCAAACTGGGGTAGCTATCAATATGTTTCATTAGAAGATATAGTAAATAACTTTATGCTTATTTACAATGACAATCTGCAGTTAATAAACAATGTTAATAGATACCAGGTTCTATTCTTTGCTAAACGCGCTATACAAGAATTAAATTATGATGCGTTTAAAGAAATTAAAGTTTTAGAGCTTGATGTTTGTGATAGATTAAGATATGTATTACCACCCGACTATGTAAACTATGTTAGAATTTCTATGTATAAAGACGGGTTATTATCACCCTTGAGTGAAAACATACAGGTGAATTCAGCAAAAAGTTATTTGCAAGCACATGATTGTAAAATTCTATTTGATATAAATGGTAATATATTGGAGGCAGAATACTCTGCTTTAGATAGACAAAGAATTGCGGGAACAAAAAAATCTATTTATCTTGGCGAAGGTCAGTATAATGGAAGAATGGGTTATTGTGTAGATGGTTGCTGGTATTTTGATTATCAAATCGGCGCAAGATTTGGATTGAATACTGAAACCGCCAACATAAACCCTACGTTTAGAATTGATAAAAAAGCAGGAGTAATCAATTTTAGCTCTGGTATGGCAAATCAACTATGTGTGCTAGAGTATGTTTCTGATGGAATGGAGAATGGAAATGATGCTGCGGTTAGTGTAAACAAATTATTTGAAGATTATATTTACTCCTATATAAAATATGCAATTCTAAATTCAAGACTAGGAGTACAAGAGTTTATAGTAAATAGAGCGAGAAAAGACAAATCAGCGCTTCTAAGAAATGCAAAAATTCGCCTAAGCGACATACATCCAGGTAGGCTTTTAATGAATCTTAGAGGCCGAGCAAAGTGGATTAAATGACAGTAATACAAACTAATTTTATTAAAGGCCGAATGAATAAGTCGGTTGACGAGAGGCTACTTCCACCTGGTGAATATGTAGATGCTCAAAACGTACGCCTTGGCTCCACGGAAGATACAGAAATAGGATCTGTAGAAAATTCAAAGGGTAATTCAATGATAGCTGAATTAAGCTATGATGGAGTTGTTTTAGATCCAGCAAGCACTAAATGCATTGGCGTGCTAGAAGATGGTGCAAACAACACTATATATTGGTTTGTAAATGACTCTAACAATGCTCAATCTGCAACAGGAAAAGTTGATATGATTGTGTCTTTTGATACTATAAACAACAACATAGTATACCATGTTATATCTACAAGTATATTAAACTTTAACGCATCTTACCTAATAAACGGTGTAAATAAAATAGATGACTTATTGTTTTTTACTGATAATTTAAACCCCCCAAGATGTATCAATGTAACTAGAACTTACCTACCACCAACCGCCCTTGATGTAGATCAAATTACTGATGCAGAATTAAATGTTATAAAAGCACCGCCTAAAGCGGCGCCCACAATAAATTTACTTCAATCAGGGCAGGAAGAAAACTTTTTGGTAAAAAACATAATTAGCTTTGCCTATAGATACAGGTATTTAGATGATGAGTATTCCGCCATATCACCGTTTAGCGAAATAGCTTTTACCCCTGGTTTTTTTAGTTTAAACTCTAGCGATTTATCAAATGCAGGAATGGAAAACACTTTTAACACTGCGGAAGTTACTTTCCAAACCGGAAGTAAATTGGTAAAAGAAATTGATTTGTTATTCAAATATGCAAACCAACCTGGTGTATATGTAATTGAAAAATTTAATAAAGGAATACTAGGGTGGTCTAACAATATAAATAGAACAGAAGTATTTAGACATAATCAAATATACACGGCACTTAGCGATAATCAACTTACAAGGCTGTTTGACAATGTTCCTAGAACTGCAAAATCTCAAACCATTATGGCTAATAGATTAATGTATGGAAATTATGTTGATGGCTATAATGTAAACAATCAATTAAACTACACTGTTACAAGAACATCAGAACTAATAAACCTACAAGAGTTTACAGGGGTATTATCGAGCGGAGATTATACCATAGATATTAGCAAAACAATTAGTAATGCTGTGGCGACATTTGATTTTACAAGCATTGACAACGCAGCTTCATTAAAACAAGATACCCAAATTGGATTTAAATTAAACTTTATTAGTGCTGATTTTGACGCTCCTGGTGGTGGAGCTCCCCCAGGTGCTCCTAGTCAAACTTTAACAATCATATCATTTACTATTACTTTAAATCAAGATTATAACAGTATATATGATGTTTTTAGTAGTACGTTTATTAATGAAAGATTTGGAACTCCTGCAACCATAGTTGGTTCACCAACTGTTCCATTTACTACAACAAGTCCTTGCACCGGAACCACATTAACAGATATATTAAATTGTGATATTAGCGATCAAGGTACATTTCAACATTCGTATTCTGGAATTGATGCTAGAGACGAACCAATTAAAATTACTACAACCCCTGCTAGCTCCTCTGTAAGTTTTCAATTAGTCGCTGCTGAATTTGATGATTCAACGTCAGGCGCAGCAACAACAGACATGTATGGTTATTATAAATTTACCGCAGCGCAAGCAGACTATACCTCAAATGGGAACAGAAAAAGTTTGCACAGTAACAGAAATTATGATGTAGGTATTGTGTATATGGACGAGTATGCAAGAAGCACTACAGCGCTAACCTCTGGAGGCAACACAATATACATGCCGCCATCCAGCTCTATAACTGCTAATTCTATAAAAGTAACTATACCTATAACCATGGTGCCACCACCATGGGCTAAAAAATATAAGTTTGTTATTAAGAGAGGTGAAGAGTCTTACGAAACAATTTACTCTGTAATTGCTTTTGATGATGATGCCACCAATTCGGTATGGATTAGGTTAGAGGGCGATAATCAAGTTAAAACTAAACAAGGTGATTTCTTAATTGTAAAAGCAGATATAAACGGCCCATTAAACACAATAGTAAAATCAAAAGTTTTAGCTATTGAGTCAAAAGAAAATAATTTTTTAACACCCGAGGCATCTACCTCAAGTGATCCTTTTATTTCTGAACCAGCTGGCTTGTATATGAATTTAAAACCACAAGGCTTTACCATTACAGATGATGTAAACGGATTTTTTGATAGCGGGCTTTCAACTGACAGAAGTAGTAAAAGAGGAGGGCCGGTTGCAAAACTTTATGTAAATTTATTTAGAACTATAAGTGATGGTACTGGAACGGATCAATATGAAAATGTAAGTATACCCGAGGGCTCCTTAGTTAATTTTGCAATACGAATTAATAGAAACGCATCTGATGGCGGGTTTTTAGTAGGAAGCTCGAATCAAGCCACGTATGATTATAATAGAACGGTAGAAGCATCTCAAGATTATAACACTCTCTATGAATTTGTTATTGGCGAAGGAATAGATTTTACAGAAGGAGTAGCCTCTGGAACAGTAACCCCCGGTAATAATTTCAGCACTACGATAGGAGATAGAGATTTAGCGCCTTTCTTTCCATCTACTGGAGTAACATCTGACAATGAATATAAGTTTTTTACCGTTGGATCGGCCACGCCAGGGACAGGATTGCAAGCGGCTACCGATGCAGGCGCCAAAGTTTCTTTAGGAATTAAAAGTGCAACAGGGGGAGACAGCGGTCAAAGAACTACTATATCGGCACAAATAACTATAAATATCGGAAGCGCATCCTTAATATTAGAAACTGAACCTTTAAATTCTGATATAGATTTATATTATGAAAATGACGAAGTGTTTACTATAACAGGAGGGTTTCATTTATCAGGCAGCAAAACAGGAGATCAAAATCAAACAGCAGTTCAACCGGGTATTGTAAACCTAGGATTTTTTGATTGTTTTGCTTTTGGGAACGGAGCTGAAAGCTATAAGTATTTAGACGAGCTCGATGGTTCAAGTTTTGATTTAGGGCAAAGAACTACATCTGTGTCAGAAGAAGATTATAAAGAAGCTAACCGATACGCTAGTGTAACTTATAGTGGAATATATAACGCGGATACAAACATAAATAGATTTAATGAATTTAATTTAAGTGATGCAAACTTTAAAGATTTAGAAAAATCATTTGGAGACATTAATATATTACATTCTTTTGAAACAAATTTATTAGTATTACAAGAAGATAAAATATCAAATGTATTATTAAGCAAACAAGCCTTGCAAGCAGCAGAAGGCGCGGGGGTAGTAGCTACCTCAACTGCGGTATTGGGAACTCAAGTAGCTAGAATTGAAGAGTATGGAATTAGCAATAACCC